AAATCTCATCTAATTCCATAGAATAGATCTATGCTCTTTGAATAAGCTTGAGTATTGACAGTGTCTTCTACGCGAATAACAATGCCACCTATGTCAAATCCAAATGTAACATGATTTCACTCATTTAGCTGTACAAGTTGATTAGCATCAGAAGTAACAGACATAATTTCAGTTTTCTGATCGTCTCTATCCCATATCCATGCATTAAATCTATATCTCATATTTGATAACAATTCAAGATCTCATCCCATATACCCTGGAGTATGTAAAACTTTATGCCTAACAATGCTCAATGTGCTATTTGGTCTCAGCGTTGGCATTCAGTGGAGTGTAAAAATATTCTGATCTAAATTATATGAGCCAACGGTTTTGTATATGTTTGGGAATCTGATCTTGTGGGGAGAAGAAGTTCCAGCAAACGGTTGCTTACCTGTGATCATACATATCTGATCTGTATCGATGAATAATCCCTTATTCTTAACAAGTCTTTCATTTTCTACAATTGTGTCAATTTCTAATCTCACTCGTGTAGAAAAGTCTACTAATTCTTCATTTGACATTTCGCCAAAATCTGCCTCAAACTCGGCATATAGATCTGCTATAATTTCATCATGAGCTCTACCACCTGTACCACTGTTTGGTAATATGGGATCTTTTGATACTAGTTCACTAATATCAAGTTTGGCTTTTTTGATAATTGATTTTTTGAGCGCTTCACTATCTAAGGCCTGAGTCTGAGCTCTAACTGTCTGAGTATTTACAGTCGATCTATTAATAAGGATTTTATTCATAATTACTCCGTGGTTCTAAATGAGTGAACATGGTAGAATTTTTTAACATTTGATGCAAGCGAATGTTGTAATTTTAAACTATATGCTCGATTAGGCTGTAATACATCCATGTCAATATTAAAATAATTTTTTGAACTATCATAGCTGCAACTTGTGTATGCACTAAATGGAATTACAGTCTCTTTTGTAGCAGTGTCTATAATTGTATAAGCCAGATTTGTCAAAGGAATTGATGATAGCGATCCTACACTTGTATCAAATGTCAGTGTTGGATCTTGTAATCTTGTATGAAGCTCGCAATATACTTGCTCTTGTATTGAATATACTTCTTGTTTATTTTTTAATGTAACTACATACTCAACAGATGCCGATGAATCTGCTACCGAGCCAGTCGTTGCTACATCATTCCATTTGGCATAAATTACTGGGTCGTATATTGTGAACGAATCCTTTGAATAGAAATATTTTGGATCTTGATTCTGAACCGTAGATTCGTCTCGTAGCCTGATCAAAAATCCATAATTGTCATATTCAGAATTGATTGATTGGCTAATAATTGTTGTAACATCTAGGCTTAAGTCTCCTGATGAGGTTGGAAAATATTGTGAAGCCGTGGGCGATGCCAAATAATCTGATCCTGTTGTCACTCATGCTGCTGTTGATGATGAAATCCATGATACAGAACCTGATGCATTATTATCTGATACAGAACCAGTTCCCTCTTGTCAAGAGGATGACAGTATGTACGCATCAATATAGAATGCATCTTGTAACATTGTCGAACCTTGATTTGAATGTACTAATAGTTCGAAATTGCTTCCTGAGTTAATTGATCCGGCAGCAAAAGATGCTGAAATCACACTAATGTCAAATGAAATTAAAGAACGCTTAGGATATACAGCACTACTGCTAATAATCCTGCCTACCTCAAGTAGCTCATCCTTCCCGAAATTATTTTCGCCCAACTTTTTGTCAATAAAAGAGTCTTTATTGGCTGTGAATTTTTTATACATTAATTTTCTCCCGTTTAGCTTGCACTACCGATGATATCTTGATTTGGGTATTTTAATTCAAAAATACTTACATCTCTAATCGGATATATAATGCCTTTTTGTGTCATTGCTGGAAAATCTACTGATTTTGATGAATGCGTTCCTCCGCTAACATTAATAATATCAACATTTGGCACCGATTGAACACCGGCTACATCATTCAACACTTGATATACTTTAGAGTATACGATTGGCTGATTGAAGCTTCAATTGTCAATGTTAAAAAATGTCTTTAGTGCGTCTACACAATTGATCAAAATGGCTCGCTTATTCTCATGAGGATCAACGATGATCTCAAATAAGACTTTAAAGTTTACAATAGTCCCATCAACAATATTAACAGTATCTGTAAGAAGCCTGTATTGTGATAGATATGTCTTCAAGTTCTTTTTGAGAGCATATGAACATGCTTGAAGATTCTTATTCGAATCATAACTCAATGAAAATAAATTGATTGCCAGTGGATTTGCATGGCTTGGAACAATTCCTAGTGCAGGATTAATATCATCCGATCCCACAGATCTTGTTAGGTCATCCTTTTCCACATATACTTTTGCAATCGATCCAAACTTGGCCGGTAGTAAATATGATCTTACAATATAATCCTCTTTGATTACACATCTCTTCTGAGCATTGAGGTTTGCCTTGGCATTAAATGCAATACTATTGATGTCTTCCTCGGTTCTGCCACCTGTTGATTTTCCTGGGTTTGATGCTCTAATCGAATTTTTTACATCTGAGAGAGCAAGACTGTCCAGTGTTGATTCGGTTACTGAAAATGTTCATGTAGCATTTCCAACTTCTGTAATAGCTTTTGCCGGGACATTCGTAGCTAGACCTCCGCCGTCTCTATAGCTTATTGTTAAAACTGTATTTGCTGGAGCTTCACCGAATGTAGTCGTCTTTAAGAAATTTTCAGGATCGATTGCATAGTCATATTTATTATCAACGTTTGCAAATGGAGTACCAACATTATTTGGATTTGGGATAATCTCTTCATCATTAGACGTAAGAACTCCAGATCCAAATAGAACATATGTGAGGTTATTTTCATCAACCTCTGTTTCAAATCTCTTAGGAACTTTTTTCAATTTCAATAAATATGGAACTGAACCGCTATACGCACTCAATTCTGGATCATTGGCTGATGTATTTTGTTGCTCAACGAATACTGTATCCTGTGCCAATGAGTCGACCTGATACCATTTATTACCTTCTGAATCTGTAATTGAGATAACTTCAGATACTGTTTTTGAAGGTAGCTGTATTTTTAAATATTTTTGTGGTGATGTGACAGTCTGGGTCATAGTTTTTGTTTCGCCAGACAATACACGAACTGTTTTTCTAATTAAAAAATGAGTAGGAATGTCAGAGCCATCAACGGCAAATATAACTACCTCTACATTGTTGCTATCAAGCTCAGTATCAATTATTGCAAAATTAATATCCTCTTGAGTTTCAAATATGTGGGCCGGACTCTTTGTTGAAATTTGCAGACCTGCACTAATTACTGGACAGTATCTGAGATCAGGAGTCTTTGCTCCAGTCGATCCAGTTGCAGGAACAACGATAAACACATCTTCATCTGTAATAGAACTTATGGCAGCTGTACTTTTATATCCAAATAGCTTAGCTCGTGCCAATACATTCTTCCGTTGCTTAGGATCAAATAGCTCATTAAACATGCTATCTTGATAGAACGATAGAACATCTCCAACGTATGCAGGTATTTCCATAAGCATTTCACCTGGAGATGAATCTGTGAAGTCTTTGTATGTGTTCCCAAAGTACGACTTAATGAATGTATAAATGTTTTCCCGTAAACCAGAGAAATCTCTTCCAATATAATTTACATTTTTCTTTACTGGCGTTGCCATTAATATTCTCCTATGATGTTAATACCACAATCTCTTCTGCGGTAACATCTATATTATCTTTAAGGTGAAATTTTATCTGAACACCTAGTATTTGAAGCTCTTTTTCGCTTGCAGATTGATCAAGAGCTATAGAATCTAGAGTTACCTCTGGTATTCATATCTCAACAGCTGTTGCAATATTGTCTTTAATTCTTTGTTCGTCTTCATCATCAACTTGTTCAAATATAAACTCTTTTAATCGTACGCCAAATGTAGGCTTCATTGGTCTCTCACCCACATTTGTTCTTAATAGTATTCGAATGTTTGCTCTAATTCTATCAAGCGAAGTTGTAGTAGCTCCAAACGGTGCACCAGTCAATCCAAATGGATAGTCAAGCCCAATGTTTTCTTCAGTAATTAATACTGTTTCAGAATCTGATCCTGTATAGTTATATAAA